CGGCGCAGATCAAGTAGCCATCTCGACTAATGGCACGGGGCGGTTGTTTGTTGATGCGAGTGGGAATGTTGGGGTTGGCACCACACCTTCTTATCCTTTCCATGTTGTAGAAACCTCTGCAGTTACCAGTGCGGCTTCTTTTTCTACGTTTTATGGCCAAGGCACCCGTGCAGATTTGGTTCTACGAGCCACTTCCAGCGCCAATGATCAACAGCGGCAAATCATCAGAAGTAACAGCGATAGTCTAATCTTTGGAACCGAGAATGCTGCGGTTACTGTATTCACCGAGAAAATGCGCCTGGACTCCAGTGGCCGCTTGGGGCTGGGAACTAGTAGCCCTAACGCTTTATTGGACGTCAACGCAGGTAGCGCCTGGGTGGGCTCTCATTATGTATCCACATTAAATACCGACTATCGCATCAGGCTTAGAAATGTAGGCGCAGCCACTAATAATAACTACACGGTAGAACTTGGGGCGTCAGGTAGCGGCCCTCAGCCAGCAGATAGCGACTTAACCATCAATACGCAAACCTGGAATGGAAGTGCTTATGTAGTCACGGAGAAGATGCGCGTAACGGCCACAGGCCGCGTAGGGATTGGCACTACTAGCCCCACGACTGATGCAACAAGAACGTTACATGTAGCATCTAGTGGCTCTGGAACTAACGCACTTGTTCGCGTTGCCGGAAACAACGGAACCGGGGTTGATTTAATTAGCGGTGGTGACTCGCTTGCGTATCTATTTAACCGCGACAATACTGCGCTTGTTTTTGGTACTAACAATACCGAACGCGCCCGCATCGACAGCTCCGGCAGGTTGTTAGTTGGCACGTCTTCTGCACCTAGCGCAGGTAGTTGGGCTCAATACGCAAAACTTACAGTTAAAGGTTACGTAAGCGGCGATGCTGAAACGGGCATCCTAAACATCTCTCGTGGCGAGGCATCGACTTCCATTGTCTCCGGTGAAGATATTGGCGTTATTTCATTCAGTGACACAACGGGTAACGAATATGCGTGGATTCGTTGTGCTGCTGACGCAAATGCTGGGTCTGGTGATTATCCAGGTCGGTTGGTATTTTCTACTACCGCCGACGGAGCGAGCAGCCCGACGGAGCGGATGAGGATTACGAACGGTGGAAATATATTATTTAATGCGACATCAGTGGTTGAACAAGGCTTAGTCCTAGTTTCTTACAATGGAGGGGTTAATCAAGGAGCCATTTTTGCCGAATCAGATACCACTTCTGGTAACACCGCAATTAGATTTAAGGTAGCCGGTTCCACCGTGGGATCAATAACTACTACCTCAGCAGCGACCGCCTACAACACATCTTCTGACTATCGCCTCAAGGAAAATGTCGCCGCCCTGACCGGCGCCATTGATCGCATCAACCAGCTTCAGGTTCACCGATTCAACTTTATTGCTGACCCAGGCAAAATCGTCGACGGCTTTATCGCCCACGAAGCGCAGGCCGTTGTCCCTGAGTGCGTCACCGGCGAAAAGGATGCCGTAGATGATGACGGCAATCCTGTCTACCAAGGCATCGACCAATCCAAGCTGGTGCCCCTGCTGACGGCTGCTTTGCAGGAGGCATTGACTGAGATCGAAAACCTCAAGTCTCGTGTTACCGCGCTAGAGCCATAAGTCCTACTCACTGCGAGGGCTGGCGAACGTGTAATCAGCCCTTACAAGTTGAACTATCTGGAATTTCCGGATAGTTGGGCTTGGTCTGCTCTTATAGTGGTGGGGCAGCGAGTTTGCACCTCCTGCCCCTGGCCACGATCCCCTGGAGACCATGACCCAACAAGATTACGACAACGATCTCGTCTTCCGTTCAGGCGGCAAAGAGTACGCCCGTATTAACGGAAACGGAGAATGGAAGACTCGGACTCCTGCGACGAAGCTTGAGATCCGCGCCAAAGACAACGACGAAGACGTGACCGAGCTGGTCAAGCACGCTGCTGAACTAATCGAAGGCGTCACCATCACCACCAAAGAGGGTGGCAGTATCAAGATGACCGGCGATGCCGTGATTCAAATGTCTGACGGCGCAATCAAGATCGGCTAGTCATCATGAATGCCGAAAACAAACGGTTTATCAAACAGTTTGCACTGGACCGCCTTTGGAGCGACACCGACAAGCTTCGTCTTGATCTCAGCAACTACGCCGCCCTCCGTGGCATCAACGATCTTGAAGCTATGGAAGAGTACGAGTATCAAGTCGAACGCATCCAAAAGATGCTTGCCTGTTACTAAGTAGTCATTACCACTTCCATGCCTGAACTTTCATCGCAAGCCCAAGAGGTGTTCTGGGCGTTCAACCGAGCAGCCAGCGGCAAGCCTTATGACTGGCACTATCTGCCTGCCATTGCCGCCGCCTTGCGAGCTGCTGCGGATCAAGTGGCGCCTCTTGGTTATGAGGACGTGTGGACTGATGGACGAATACTTCAGTACGAAAAGCGCGATCCCGTCCGTGAAAAACTTCTCGCCATTGCTGATGAACTTGAAGCCCAGTAGTCACCTTCTCTAGTCACCTTCTAATTTGATTCAAGTTTGAAGTTGGCCAGTCCACGTCGCTAGGCGGGCAACCGGCCTACTCAACTGGTTACACTCCTACTAACCTGCTACTGAACACGGTTTTTACCATGGCCACCACCTTTACGTGGGGTATCAACACCCTTGAGCGCGAAACCGACGACGGCTTTGTGTTTACTGCCCACTACACCGTTAACGCCAACGACGGTACCTACTCGGCCGGTGCGTATGGCAGCATCGGTTTTGAACGCCCTGACAACCTCATCCCGTACAACCAGCTCCAAGAGGACACCGTAATCAGCTGGGTCAAAGAAGCCCTTGGCGGCGACGAAAAGGTTGCCGAAATCGAAGCTGCTCTGCAAGCTCAAATTGACGAGCAGCGCCATCCGTCTAAAGCGGCTGGTGTGCCATGGGCTGGCTGATTGTCGCTGGCGCTCTACTGCTGATTGGCCTGATTCTTGCAGGTATGATCTGGCAGTACAGCCGCACTTACGACTGGCAAGACCGCTACTGGTGACTTAGCTAGACTGCCCACAAGAGGTGCACTATGGCCGTAAGCCCTGGGATCTATAACATTAGTCTTCAGCGTCGTGCGGATTACTACGTGACGCTGGAGTTCAAAGATGCCTTGGGTGCGGCCATTAACCTCACAGGCTGGACAGTAGCCGCGCAAGCCTGGAACCAAGCACGTACAACCAAGTACGCAGACTTTGCAGTCGCCTACACAAATCGTGTAGCTGGTACTGTTGCTATTTCGTTGACAGATGAACAAACAACTACATTCCCAAATGAAACTTACTATGACGTACTACTTACAAATACCGCAGGGCTAAAAGAGTACTATCTAGAAGGAACTATTTTTGTCTCCGAAGGGTACACGATATGACAGCTGTGTACGTAACTACTGTTGAAAATACAGTTACAGTTTTGGACGATGGAAAAATCGTCACTGTTAGAAGCGGCGAAATTTCAGAGTCGGCGTTTGACGCTCTTGAAGGTAGAGTAACCGCGATTGAAGCGTCGTTTGACGCTGGTACCTATTAAGCAAAAGGGTTGGCAGGTGGCCGGTCCTCGCGCGGTGCCGGCCTCACCGCAGCCTGCCACTGCGGATCGCCTAAACGCCTCAAAAGGGTTTAGGTGTCAAGCTTAGGATGAGGCATATTCCTCTGGCGCATATGGCAGCATCGGCTTTCAGCGCCCCGACAACCTGATCCCGTACAACCAACTCGACGAGCCAACTGTGATCGGCTGGGTCAAGGAAGCACTAGGCGGTGACGAAAAGGTTGCCGAGATCGAGGCAGCCCTGCAGCAGCAGATTGACGAGCAGCGCCATCCGTCTAAAGCCGCTGGTGTGCCTTGGGGTTGAGTATCAATAGTTTGGTAAGCCGCAGTAAACTCGCTACAGCTTTCTACATTTGAGCGTGGCGGTTAAGTCGAAGACTGCTCTGGGGCGCGTCGACCACAAAGCCGGCCGCCCCAAAACAACCAGTCAGGGTTACGGCCAACACAGCCGTCCACGCCGTCGCGGCAAGAAAAAACTGGTCGGCCAAGGCCGCTAAATTAGTAAAAAGGTCGGCAGTATGCCTCGCAATGGATCACCACGAAGAGGCGCTAATCACTGCCAAACCCCCTGAAAACCCCTTCAACCAAATCGTGCCAGCTCTACTGACCGCTGCGGTGGTCGGTTTAGCTGGCCTTTTTATGCAAGTCGCCAAGCTGGACCAGTCCGTCAGCACCGTCGCCGCCGACATCCAAGAACTCAAAAACGACTCCAAAGAACGGCTCACCGATCTCGAAACCCGCGTGCGTCACATCGAAATGACCGTCGGCAGCAAAAAATGAGCGTCGTCAACACCACCGACTACGGCAACGGCTTCAGCCTGGATCAGCTGGAAAACGAACGCGGCGAACTGTACTACCGCGCCTGCAAGGACAGCATCTGCCGCTATGCCGAAGATCACTACATCGCAATGATGTACCTCGAAGGCATGGGCTGGGACCCTAAGCAACAAGCCCCTCAGTAATCCACGTAATAATCGCATCTTCCCGATGCGGCTCCCAGAACGGCTGGTCCCTGTACCACTCCAGCCAGTCTTCCGCTGACTTTGAGATATTGCACGCAAAACAACAAGCCACCAAATTCTGCTGGTGCGTATGCCCGCCCCGAATTTTCGGGTGCACATGATCCAGGGTGGCAGAGCGCCCCAAATCCGTGCCGCAATAGGCGCACGAATTACCCCACTGTTTAAGAATTGATTGTCTAAATCTTGCTTTTGCTTCCTTCTTGTTTAAGTATTCGCCATCCTCAATCCGATGGTCCATACCCAGCAGTGGCTACATGGAATGTAGCGGTAGAAACTCTTACGTGCGCAGGAACTCTTGTCTAGTACAGCTAAACTTCCTGCAGATTCCCTATTTCGCATGGATCCGACCACGGCAGCAACCATCGCCATCATCGTGGCCGCCGGCTCTGAGGTGATCGCCCTACTTCCCATCAAAGAAAACAGCTGGATCCAGCTGGTACTCAAAGCGCTAAAGGTGATTTTCCCAAAGCGCTGACCGCCGCCCCAGAACGGCGGCGCCCCAAACAACAACGCAGGAGGCGGCAATGGCGCAAAACACGATCCGACTGATCGACCTATTCCGGTTCTACAAAGGACTGCCTCACCAAATGGCGGCCCTTACCGAACTGGAAGGCGCCATCAACAAGGCCAACCCGCACATCTTGGGCCGCGACCAGGGCTGGTTCAAGACTTGGGCTGTCGCCGGTAAGCAAACCAACTTTCCCAACAGCTGGGAAGGCATCCTCGAAGCCGCCCGCGTCGCTGGCGCCAAATTCCCAGAACTCGTAGCCGCCCAATGGGCTCTGGAATCCAACTACGGAAAACTCGTATCCGGCAGAAACAACTTCTTCGGCCTAAAAGGTGAAGGTAGCGACAAGAAAACACAAGAATTTATCAACAATCAATGGGTCACAATCACCGACAGCTTCATCGACTTTCCCGATCTGCTGTCTTGTGTGATGTACCTCGTCGACCACTGGTACAAAGATTACAAAAATTACAAAGGTTGTAATAACGCTGCCACCCGCGAAGAAGCCGCTAAGTGGTTACACAAAGAAGGTTACGCAACAGACCCTACATACCCGGAGAAACTAATTCGGCTGATGGAACAGCACACTGGAGTTAAACCTGTCGTTCCCCCAGATCAAAAGCTACTGAAAGTTCCGTATGAGTACCAGCTAGGCACTGACGACGGAGCAACAGGTTACCGCCAGTGCTTTAGCTCCAGCTGCGCCATGGTGGCCCGTTACTACGGAAAGATATCCGGGGATTACGAATACAACCGTCTTCGTGCCCGTTTTGGCGACACCACCGACCCCAAAGCACAAATCGCCGCGCTCAAAGCACTGGGACTAACCGCCACCTTTGAGATGGACGGCACGGTTGAAGACCTCGAAAACGAAATCGCCAGCGGTCGCCCTGTTCCAACCGGCTGGTTACACAAAGGACCTATAGCAAAATCCAGCGGCACAGGCCACTGGACCGTAGTGGTGGGCTACACCCCAACGCACTTCATCCACAATGATCCATTCGGTGAAGCCGACCTCGTAAATGGCGGCTACGTCAGCAATAAAGGAGGAGCTGGCATCGCCTACTCCAGAAAGAACTGGCTGCCTCGCTGGCTCATCGAAGGCAACGACACAGGCTGGTTCATGCGAATCCGCAAAAACTAGCCATGCGTCCCATCGAACACAGCCCCGAGTCCAGCTTCCACAAGGCAGCCACAGACCAGTGGCTAGTCAGCCTGTTCAACAAACAAGACTATCGCGGCCTGCTGGAAGCCGCCCTTGTCTTGAACACTCTCCACCAGCTGGAACGCACAAAATCGGCCTGGGCTATCCGCGAAGCTGCAGACAACCTGGCCGATCATTTTGGTATGGACCGCGATTCCGCCTAGTTGATGTTGTACTTCTGGTACAACCCCGTGTAGGTGCTATGCAGCGGGTGGTCCTTTTTGTCCCGTCCGTCCCAAAAGTACAGCCTGTCGAGAAGGTCAGCGCGATTTTGGTCCACGATGACTCGACCCCAGCTCTGGCGTGCCCAGTCAGCGATCGGTTGATTCACCTTTTTTCTCCACGAGTTTGAGACGACGCCGGGCAGCTTCACGCGGCCCATTTTTGGCACGAGCCAGCTTAGGTTTTTTGGCTGCCGTTGCCGGCACCTCCACCTTGCAGTTCGGATAACGATTCTGCGCAAACTCAATCGCCTGCTGGAGCGACTCAGCCCGCACCAAATCCCGCATCGCCCCCTGCCCAGGCAACCAAATCTTCAGCTCAAACAGCCAAGCCTTTTCCGCACTGGTACGAGAGCGACCTTCACCGAGCCTGAGTTCGGGGTCTTGCTGTTCCTGGAACGACACTATTTCCATGACCGGGGGTAGGTGGGTTCATCAACGCTATGCACAGCAACAGGACTGTTAGTGCACTCAGCAACAACTCGCGCCGCAGCGACAGCCCGCTCGTATGTGACCCACGAGGATGCATCCTCCTTGGCGCCGGTGAGACCGATTCCTTTACCAGGGCCGTAAACCGCCGTAACCCAGCGATCCTCGACCATGACGACATAGCGCGTCATTGCTCTCAAGTGACTACTGTGTAAGCTTAAAGGCTGCCCGCTGCAACTGTCGGTATATCACGAAACACAACTGAGTCTCATGCGTCAGTTTCTGACACTTTGCCCTCTTGCTTGGAGCGCATCCGCCCCTCCACTCGCCGCTTCACCGAATCTCTCCACGCCGCCTCGTCCGCCTCCTGCGCACTCTTGTACTCAGACGACCTCAAGGCCAAACCTGCGTACACCAGCTCGCGCAAGTACGCCGTAACCTTCTTGCCTTCCTGGCACGCAAGATTCTCCGCCAACTTGTAGCGATTGGGGTCAATCAGCAACTGGCAGTAGTACTTGTTTCCGTGGTTCAGGGGCATGGCCTGCGGTCTAGTCTGCTACACAGTAGCATACTGCGTCACAGTAGTCTCACCACCGCACATCGTCATCCACCCGCTTGCGCCACGCATTGGACTGCGCCACCCGCGCCCCACCCCTCTGCTTGGAGCAACCCTTACGCACATCCCGCGCCCACTCCAAAAACGCCGCAGCCCGCTGCAAATCCGCCGTCTTCGCCAGACGGATCTCCCGCATCAACCACTCCATCACCAACTCTCTTCCCGTGCGGGCGCGACTCATGAGACACAATCTGAGACTCGCATCACCGACTGGGGGCGATGCTCAGGACAAAGCTCCAGTGCCTTCATCCGTGCGGAGAAAGCATCTGGAGCAACAATGTAAAGATCATGAGTACCACCGTGACGCGCGTGCATCCGAACGCGGTACTCAAAATCCTCCTGGATCACTTGGCCTCTTGCCAGCTATTCCCGACCTTAGCTTCAGCAAGCGGCGGAATATCACCCAACCAACGAGCTTCAGCTTCCTCCATCACGGTTTGCAGCTGGAGCGCCCAAGTGTCTGCGTGTTCTTCTCTGACGAGCAGGATGATTTCGTCATGCACCACGCCGGCCAAACGCACCACGTCCTCCCCGTCGGCGTAGAGCAGCGGCCACAGTTTGCCAAGCGTAAGTTTGAGGACTGCAGCACCTGCCCCTTGGATTGGAGTGTTGCAGCGCGTGGTGAGCTTGTTGTGCTCACCCGGTAGAAACCGCCGCAGGCCCGAGATGCGTATGCGGATAGATGGATTGTCCTTAGCCGCATCAGCAGCTGCAGCATTCTTACGCTGCCATGCGGAGATGCCTTTATATGCAGCATGGAACTTTTGCCGCACCTCCGCCGCCTCATCAAGATCCATCTGGATTCCGGTTGCTGCCGCATAATTCCTGAGCCCTTTTGCGCCACTTCCGTATAACAATCCGAAGTTTGCCGACTTTGCGATTTGCCGCTGCTCCTTTTTAACCTCATCCTCCGCAACCCCATAAATCTGCGTCGCCGTCATCGTATGGAGATCCTTCCCCTGCTGGAACACCTCCGTCATTAAAGGATCCTGTGCTTCTGCCGCCGCAAGCCTCAACTCCATCTGCCCGTAGTCCGCAACAACCAGCTTCCAGCCAGCTGGAGCTTGCACCGCAGCTCTAAACCGCGAATCCCTCGGCACCTGCTGCAGGTTTGGCGAAATACACGACATGCGCCCCGTATCAGCCCCAAGCTGCATATAGCTGGCACGAATAAACCCATCCTCCGAATAGTTTTTAAGCAACGTTTCCGCCATCTGTCTACGCTTTTCTACTTTCTTCCACCGCAAGTAATCCGCCACAACTTTGTGATCACCCACATATTCCTGTAGCGCAGAACGACTGGCACTCGGCTTACCGTTCTTCATATCCATCGGCGGCTCACCAAGCAACGCAGTGAACTTTTTAAGCAACTGCGCAGGACTATTGAGGTTGAAGACGTTAGGGTCTACTTTCTTACCTTTCGGTCCAGGCTTTGTCTGGTACAACAACTTCCCATCAAGCCCGCGACACAGCTTGTGTCCTTTAGGTAACGCAACATCGAAGTCTTCAATAAACTTCTCACCTACTTCATGGTGCTCAATATCCAAATCCTCGATGAGTTTAATAAGCGATTCGTTATTAAAGGGAAGCCCGGTTCTCCATAATTGCGCCATTGCTGGAAGTGCCTTGCACTCCAGCTCCCACGCTGGCATCAAGGCACCAGTTGCCATCCGCTTGGTTATTTGCTCCCACAGCTGGGTCAACACCACCACATCCTTAGCCGCGTATTCGATCTGCTCCACGCGCAAGTCACCCGACCAGTCACTCTTTTGCTCCTCCTTAGAAATGTCCTGACCGAGATAGCGATGCACAACGTGCTGGAGCCCGTGCTTCAAATTCGGCAGCCCGTTCGTCAAGATCCGACTAGCCAGCATCGAACAGTACACCTTGCCCTCGGGATAGATCTCGTGCTCCTGAAGCCAACCAAGATCAAACACCGCGTTGTGCGCCAGCCACTGCCTTGGAACGCTGCAGAACTCTTCCAGCGTGATCCAGTCCTCATCGCTAAAGCTCCAGCAATCCAGCACAACTGGAGACTTACCGAAGGTCGCCAACTGCAAAAGGCGAAGACCACCGAACTTCGGCTGAAGCCCAGTGGTCTCAACGTCAAACGCAACAAATGAAGCACCATCGAGCGTGTGGAGGTGCTCGATGCCTTGGAGGATAGTCATGCCTGGTGGGGCGTGTACCCTACTACTCTAGCATGTCCTCCACCTCCCGCGCTGAGCACAGCACTGCTGCCGCGAGTGTCCCACCCTCGGGAAGTCCCAGCAAACACCGCTTGTCCCAATGCACACAGCACCGACACGGCCCCCCATCCTTCTGGGGCCTGTAGCTTTGCCGAATCCTCTCCATGCGAATCTCCAGTAACCCTGCAGCACTGGAGCGATAGCACTTCATACACATCACTGAGTTGGTTGTTTGTTTGCCGCACTGCTGGCACGGCCTGCTGTTGATCGAAATAGCCATCACGAAAAATGAACTCGTAAAAATCCAGGTAAACGCCGAAGAAGATGCCTACGAGAGTGCATTGCAGCTCCCTGCGGCAGCTCTACCTCAACAGTAAAAACAGAGTACCCGCAATTAGAACATTTCCTTTTGCGGAGTATTGATTCAGCGGTGTCGTGGCAAGTGCGATCCACATCAATCCGCTCGTGATCACAATTAGCGCACCGCATCAGTCAACCCAGCTCCAAGCGATCCTTTTACAAATACGCCAAGCGTGCTTTGGATCAACATCAAACTCATCCGCGAGTTTTCGGTAAGACCATCCTTCCGCCTGTAGTCTGCGCATTTTCTGTACAAGTTCCGGTGTAAGAATCGCGGCGAAATTTTCCTCCCCGCGTTTGAAAGGTTTAGTAGTAACCATGAGTCAGTAGCAGTCAGTTGTTCCAATGCCGGATAACTCCCGCGCAAATGAAAATGTTCGTAGTCATGTAAGCCGCCAAGATAAAAAAGCGCACCAGTGCAACCTGATCAGCGATCCGATTGTGCTGGTGCGCCTTCTCACCTAACGCCTTGGCAACAATCCGCCACCAATGCCGCATTAGTCCAGCTTTAGCGTATTCACCAACGCACAGCGATCTTCGGAAGAAAGTCGCTGTATTGCATCCTTTATGGCTTTAAGAAACGCCCAAGTAACATACCCAGGAAAAAATAACGCTAGTAAACCAAGTAAGGCATACAGGCATCGTGTTTGCAAGGAGGTTGACGCCCCAAGTAAAGCCATGTGCTGTTGATCAGTCATTCTTGTAAGGTTCAGTAGCAAGCGTGTTAATCAGTCGGGTCAAATACCAGCGGGCTTTGCAAAAATCCTTGTAAGGATCTTCTTTAAGCCACGCCCGACTGACGTATTTGATGACCTGCCATTGCAGCCCACCAACAACAGCATCGGGCGCGTGCTTCACCCAGTCTTCAATGACGTCGATCACCTCGACGCGCCCAGCCGTGTAATGACTGGGCTGATTAACTGGATCACTCATCCCTTAGACCCCTGAACAGCAGTGTCGCCGTGATAACGGCCTGTAACTGAGTAGCTCTTGCCGGGCAACATCGACATTTTGTGGAACACAATCTGCGCAATACGCATACCCGGCCACAACGCAACAGCGTGCAAAGACCTAGCGTTCTGTAGTTCCAGCGTCAGCCGCCCTTTGTAACCGGGGTCGATATACCCGGCAAGAAGATGCTCAATCCCCTCCCTTGCACGACTCGACTTGAGCGCCAACTGCCCCGCAACACAATCCGGAAAGTGGAACTCCTCCACCGTTTCTGCGAGAACGAACTGATGCGGCTGGAGCATGAACGGCTTTTCCTGCGTATGCCCAGCAATGCTGAGCGGAAGTAACGCAGGCACCTTCGGCTCCTCAACCAACAGATTCTCACCGAGTCTCACATCGAGACTGGCAGGATTCACCAGTTCCACCTGGAACGGCGAGACCAAGCCCCGCCGCGCCAAGTTATGGATCTCGTGATCACATAGCACGCCCCCCATCAGACGTGCACCCAAATTTTGCGTTGCACGATCCGATACACGGTGCTCGGATCAATGCCTAGATCAGCGGCAATGTTGTGCGGATGTACAAGCCCCTTACGAAATGGAGTGTGTAAAGCACGAATACACAAGACCTGCTCTTCGGTGAGTTTGGCCTTGCTTTGAGCTTCGCCACGCTTGGCTTGCTCTTTATCCGTTTGCCACTGGCAGTTACTAGGTTCGTAATTGCCTAGATCGCCAATACGTCCTAAGGAAGTACCAGGAGGGCGGTCCCCCATGTCCGCTAAGAAAGCAGGGAAGCTGAGCCAGCGTGTGCAGACCTGTACTCCGGCACCGCCGTAATACTTAAAAGCCTGATGTTGTGGGTTACAACACCGCTCCTTCATGCTGGACCACGAACGGTATGTAGGTGTGATGTATCCACCAGCACTGTGTCCGTGCGTGGTGTTTGGGTGTTGTTTCACGCAGTTACCTCAGCGTTCAACTGCTGGAGTTGTACGTGCTTCCAAGTGCGGTTCCATTTGATGCAATTAATCGTGGTGGCGTGCACGCCAAACTCACGTGCAATCGCCCCAACGGTCTTGCCACCAGCAGCCAGCTGGCGCTTGATCTCCAGCACCTTGGGCTCAGTCAATACCGCCACACCCCGCTGCCCCTTGCGGCCGGACTTACGAGTCTTACTTTGAGACTTGACCTTTTGTACGTCTGCTGTACGTACAAGCTTCTCGCCAGCAGGCAGGGGAATGGTCTGCTTGGGCTTGGTCAGATCCAGCTGCACGTGCTGGGACGTCTCAAGCGCAAAGCGTGCTGCCTCAAGCGCCTTAGTGATTTGATCGAACTGGGATTCAGAGAGAACGTACATGCTCATGTGTAAGAACGGGTGCAGTGTAGTAGGCGATGGTCAGTTCTGGATCTCAAGCTTGATGGCAGCCTGGAAATAACCAGCCACCTTGAGACGGCGGTAGACAGAACCGCCCTCCTCGCTTTGCTTGTTTTCAACAGCCTCGTAGTCACGGCGAGCCTCCTCCAGCGAAGCCATAGTCTCAATGTTGAGCATGTTCAGCTCGCTGTCGGACAGCTCCGAAAGCTTGTCCAGGTAAACCATCTTCCCGCCCAACAGGTAAGAGCGGTAGAAGGGCACCATTGCAGTTTCAGTCATTCGTGTTGGATGGAGTTCAGCCGAAGTAGAGGCGACGGCGCTCTTCGACCCAGGCATCGTACTCAGCTGGATCAGCAAACCTGTGCTTGAACACGTCCGGCACCTCTGTCGAGGGCTTGCGTGGAGCACTGCGCAACTCCCGTAGATCGTTGTCGTTGTAACCCCGCGATTGGCGGTAGTAGTCGGCGTACCAGTCAGTCATGCGAAGTAGTTGGGATCTTGCTGGCGTATCCGGGTGAGATCCGTGAGTCTCAACTTGAGAATCTCGTGGATCGCCAGCTGTGCAAGTCGAGTGGAGCTGATGGTGTCGCTGGTGGCGAACACGTAGATGAGGTGCCGGTAAAGCTGGGTCAAGGTGCGAACCCGGACCCAGTGCGTATCCCCCGGTATGGGCTCTAGCCCTACGCACCAGTCGTCGTAGTCGTCTTGGTTACGTAGGTCACGAGCTTCAGACGTCCCAATCAGACGTGTCGAGTGGAGCCCAGTCATCGACCCGCTCGGTGAGCATGGCCCGGAGTTCGGCATCGGTGGCTGGAATCAAGTCTTCATCTGAAAAGTAAAGGGTGCCTCTGCACAGGGCAGGCCCCCACTCAGCCGGCTCGAACTGCGTCTGCGGATAACGCACCACCATGTCGTCAACAACGGCATCAACGACAAGGCGGTCACCTTCAAAGCGGATCTCCTCAATGCTCTGTACCTGACTCACTTGACCTCCTGTGCAGCTTGGTCGATCTGCAGCGCATCCATGCGCTCATCCCAAGTCATCTTGAGAAACTGCTCCAGATCAAGAAGCCGCTCCAGTTGGGTCTCGTCGTAACTGGTGCTGAACCCCCAGTCCTGGAACTGCTGGATCTTCTGCTCCAGCTGCATACGAGCCCAGCTAACGGAGAAGTACCAAGGGCTGAGTTTGCTGCGGTCGAATTTGATTGTGGTTGGATCGTGCATTGTTAATCAGTAATACAGAGCCCGCCTCGACGGGCTTGCCCTTAGTGTTGCACACGGACAGCCAGCACGCAAGCCTCGGCGGTTGCTTTTCTTAACACGCGCTGGCTGGGGCGGACTCGCTAGTGTTGTGGCCTAGACCCTTTTTGGAGGAGTCTGGGCGATCCAGCAGCGGCCGGCTGCGGGAAAAAAGGCGGGCACCGCGTGAGGACCCGCCACCGGCCACCCCTCTTGCTACGAGGCGTAGAAGTCGCCGAGCTTCAGCGGATAGCCATACGCATCAACTTCAGGCAGGGGGATGAGTTGCCACTGCACCACGTCGCCGTCAAAGTCTTCCCACGTGTTGCAGTCAGTCCAACCACCTGCACACTTCGGATGGTGCATGGCCGGATACCAGTCGGAGTCCGTTTCCTTGACCCAGTACCAACGCTCTGGAATTAAATCAGTCATCGAGTTGCTCCAGTGCGCGGCGGATGGTGTCCGTGTCGTCAGATCGGGAAAACCCCTCGGATTCACAAGCATCGTTAATGTTTTTAAGGCATTCCAACGCCTGCTCCTTCAAGCTCGGCGGCTTGGGCCGGCGGGCGGTGTGGAGTTTGCATCCCCAGAATCCGCGATCCTCATAATTGAGCCACTCACAGCACGCCTCCAGCTCAATGTCGGCGCCCCAGCGGGCGGCATAGGTGGCAAATTTCATCTTGACTTCAAACATTCCAGAGGCGGTCAATGCCTCGTCGGACCACGCTTGCACCAGCTCAGGCGGTGGGGTGATGGGGTGTTGTGTCATTACTTAAAAGTTTTTAAGTTAATTAGCTGACAGCTATAAAACACAGCTGCCGCAGCACCCAGGCGGGACTCGAACCCGCATCGCCCCACGCTGCAGCATGAGTGCCGTCCTATCCGTTGGCTCGGACTGGGTGGATGGCCCAAGCGTGAGACGCCTCAAGGACGCACAGGGGCTTGGGCTCTGTGGCCCGATGCCGAGGCAGAGCGGGAACGCTTCTATTGTTGCACTCCTAGGGCTTCTGGCTGGTACTGCGTGAGCACGCAGACGTCAGCGCCTTGACGGAGTGCTGTCCCAACGACGTAGCGGAACTGCTTGTCCGCGTCGTCCGACTCCTCGATCTGGTACTCCTCGACCTCGTAGGCCATGCCCTTGCGGTACCAGGAGATTCGGACCACCGCCATCAGCTCGTAGGGGATGTCGCCGACGGTGTAGCCCAAGGTGGGCTTCCTGGGGCGCTTCGGCTGGGGCGGTTCCGGCTTCACGGGATCTCTCCAAAACACCCACGCGGCAACCCGCATGAGCCCTAGGAAAAAGTTAGGCGGGGTAAACACGCGGTGCTTAACCGTTGGTGTTTCTATCTTGCCTTTTTTTATTTTGATGAACATAATCCTCCACCATTTTTTCGTAATCCGGATGACCTGGTTCCCAATACCTGCGCGATAGCAATTCAAAAACAGCTTCACAGTTAGGACACCTACCTTTTTTATCTTCCCTCAATTCGACTTTTATTGAGTCGTCAATACGCACACCTGATTTTGCGTTAAATACCCTGGCAAAAAGAGCCGAAAATTCTGTGCTAATTAAATACTTTTTACCTCCTTCTCTTTCGGGTAAAAAAGATAAAGCTGTTATATCAATACTGTTAGCGTAGTTTACAACAAAAGAACCGTTAAGAGAGCCTCTACGTTCATCTCTGTATAAATCCGGGTTGTTTATCAGTTCTACTGCAGCTAAAGAAAATAAGTAGTACATATAAGGCTTAGCAGGATTTGTTCTTGTGTACAAAGTATTTTTTGAACTCACGCACTCGGAAGTGTAACCTTCCATAGTTCTTATGTACCTAGCTAAAACACCTCTGCGGCTATTTCTAAAATCCCAATCGTATTCACCAGTAAACACTGAATGATCAGGGTCTGGGTAATTATCGAATGAGTTAATCCAATCCCATCGTGTCCATTGACCTGGAACTATGTACTCGCCAGAAAAACTGTTGAAGGTAAGCTTGGGAAGCATCTGAAGATGCGGCTATTCGCCGCTGTGAGAAAGCGGTGGATTAGCTGGGGGTAGTCGCGGCAACGACTACCCCCTCGCGTTTTTAGATCCGTAAGGAATCTACTTGATAGGGCTGGCCAGGTCAATCCCAGTAGTTGGCGGCATCACGGAGATCCTGCTCCACCTCCTCCGGGGTCGCCAGACGGTCATAGGGCGTTTTCACCCCTATTCCCTTAAAACCCGTGTCAAAAGTCACTTCGCTTGCGCTGGAAGGGTTTTCATTGACAAACGGTTTTGTCAAAAGTCCCCCTTTGTCAAAAGTCCCAGGGCTTTGGGGCTCCAGCTCAGGACTTTTGACAAACTCGGACTTTTGACAAAACGCTTTGTCAATCGAATCCGTTCCAGCGTAAGGGTTTTGGTCTTTTGACACACTCTCCACGGACTCCCCACGCGCGTGGGACCTCTGACTAAAAGGAACCGGAGCGTTTGTACCAGTAGCCCTGTAGTAGGTAGGGGGCCTACCGGAAACAACCAGATCAGCTGGAGCAGCACACCGCTCGATCAGCATCTGGGACTCCAAGCGCTGGAGCGCATATCGGATAGCCCGCTTGCGGTGGTCGCCACCGACCTCGCTCGTCTCCAGCAGCTCAGAGGCGCTCCAAGGCCGCCGTTGCTCCCGCATGACCTTGAGTACCCCAAGCATGTATTCGGTGGGGCTGTCGGCCTTCAAGCGGGTCTGCAGCTCCGGCATCGGGTTGATCAGGTAGGTGTAGTCCGAACGCAGCGTGAAGACCATCTGCTGGCCCTCCCTGTCGTCTCTGGACTTTTCAACCGTGACCACCCTGCTGTTGAACTCCAGCTGCAGCTCAGCCAGATCCTTCACCTGAGGCCGGACCATGTTCCAGGTCTCATCCACAGCAGCCCGGATGGCACTGGTGCCCCGGAAACCGCCATTTTTGTTGTTGTGATGTATCACAATAATTGTGCAGGGATGAAAATCCACCCCGTTTCGCCGTGCCAATCGCTTCAAGGGCATCGCGTATTCCCGTCTGTTTTCCTCGTAGGGGTTGGAATCGTTACAACCATCAAGGCTGTCAATAATCACCAAGTCATATTTATTAGCGTTTTGTAATTTGCAGAAACGCCGATACCACTGCATGTCCCACTCCGGCACCACATCAACGCCTTTGTCGACGCCAATCAAGTGGAACGCGCGACGAGTCGTTCGAGCACTTTGGTCACCGTTGAGCCACAAACATTTCCCTGGCGCAACATCAACCATCCCGCCATGAACATTGAACGGGATTCCTTGCGAAATGTGTTTGCACAGGGTCATACACATAGCCGACTTACCCGTGCCGCCATCGCCGTGTACAAGCAGCAGCCAAGGTTTAGGCAACAGGCCGGGAATCATGTAATCAAAGTCGCTGTAATCCAACTGGGACACATCAACCGGCTTGGAACCATTGTTCCGCTCGTAAGTGAGATGAGCATCAATCAGGCGATCAATCGCCATGGCACCTTCACGGCGCCCACCCTCCAAAGCAAGGATCGTTTTGGCCTGATCAAGCAGCGCCGGATTTTCGATGGTCTCCTCAAGCTTTAGCGCCTTAGCAATCAGCGCCTCACCTCCGAGGTAGTCCTGGCGATACCGAAGAGGCGTCGCCTCAGCACCCTCAACAATTTTCCGCAAATCTTCCGAAAGCCAAGTCCGCCCTGGAACTTGCTGGTCCGCCATCCAGAAGAGCGTCCCAAGGCTTACCGGCCCCTTCCGAAAGGACTTCCAGACCTCCTCACAGGGGTTGCCGTCTGCCCAATCCTGTGAAAATTCCGGGTCTTCCGCAGACCACGCCGACCAAAGCGTCAAACCAAGGTCAGTCGGCAACTCCGAGTGGATCGCCATCCCCACCTTCACCCAGTGATCCCGGCTGCCATTGCCCTGCCCCGGAATCACCTTCAAGGCCGACTGGATGATCTCAGCCACCTCAGCTGGATCCCGATCCGAAAAGTCCAGCGCCTTCCGGTTCTTGATGAAGCCACCGTCCTGGATCTCCTTACCGGCGTGATCCCGCATCTCCGCCAGCAACCACTCAGGGGCGTCAGGAATCGCCTCCAGGTCCCCCTCAAACCCGTACTGCCCTGCTGGAGCCTTCCCATCACTGGAGCCCGGATAAGCCCCGTAGATGACGCCCTGACGGCCCCAGAGCACCTCGTAGCCAGCGCCGGTATCCGACAGCCCAAAACCCTTCACCGACCCCCACAGGGCCTCAGGAACGCGGAACAGGTACTTCGCCGCATTCGCCTTGGTCGAGGTGATGACTGGAGCACCCTCCAGCGACTCACCCCACTTTTTCTTGAGACGACTGAGATTCCGATCCACGTCGAGAATCACGAGTCCAGCGCTGCGACCGCCGGTGAACACACCGACCGCCTGGAACACATCCGGCTTCCGCTCGATCTGCAGCGCC